GCAACCGCACGCCAGGCTCATCGCCGTTGGGGTAGTAAAAGGCGACGACCTCATCGGCGTAGTCCGCGGCCTGCACCAGTTCATCAGGGTCAAGCGCACGGGCCGAAGCAACCGCCGAGCCAATGTCACGGGTCGAGACGCCCTTGATTAAGCACTCGTTAGCGTCTTTGTGCGGCAGGCTGACCGAAAGGCACCGCTCGGGGCCTAGGCGGTCGATGATTTCCTTAATCGCGCCCTGCCCGGCCTCGTCCATGTCCCAGGAGAGATAAATCTGATCAAACTGCGCGAGCCGGTCGTACTCGGTATCGATCCAGTCCGTACTGTTGGCCCCGTTGGTCGGACTCAGTGCCGCAAAGCCGTAGGTATGCCAGGCGAGGCAGTCGAGCTCACCCTCGCAAAGCACCACCGAGCGCTCGGTATGATCAATCGCCTGCCAGCCGAATAGGCACGGAACGCCGCCGCGCTCTGACCAGAACTTCTTCTCGCTGATTGATCGGTATTTGAGGTACTGGATTGAGCCATCGGGCGAGAATGCCGGCAGCATCACAGCGCCCTTGTGAGCCGCGACGCGATAGGCATCGATCGACTCGGCAGATAGCTTTCGGGTGTCGGTCAGCCACCGGAGCACTGCCCGGTCATCCGATGCCTTCGCCGAGCCCTTGGGCGCACTGAGCTTCGCTGGCCGCTTATCCTCGCCGACCGGAATCTTCGGCAGCGCGATGCCCAGGTACTCACGGGCCTGAGCCAGCGCATCGGACATCGAAACGCCCCGCGATTCCGCCCAGAGATCAAGCAGATCGCCGCCAACGCCATTCTCAGCGTGATCAAGCCACAACCCGGCCCGATCCCCCGAAAGCGATACTCGAAGGCTCTGACCGGCCTCTCCGGCGACCGAGCCGGCGGTGTACTCGCCTCGGCTTTCCTTCCCCTCGGGCAGCAGGTACCGGCACACATTCGCGGCGTCCTGGGCGAGCAACCGCGCGACGTCCTTTGCTCGGTAATCGCTCATAGCGCCGCCTTGAGCCAGCGCGGCTCTTCGCCGTGCTCGTCGAGCAGCGTCGGGCGCTCGACCTCCCAGCCCTGCGCGTAGTGCTCATCCGGCCCGAAGAACGTGCCGGCCATCATCACATACCGGCTGCCCTCCTTTTGCTCGGAGCGGATATGGCGCGCATAGCGCTTGGCGCCTTCCAGTATCTCCTCCGCACTAACCCCGGCGCGCCGTCGAGCGACATACGCTCGCCAGGCCTGCTTTCGGTTGTGCGATGGCTTTCGCTTAGGTAGCGCCTTGTAGGCCTCATCAAACTCGCTCTCGTCAACTTCGCAAGTTGACGGACGATTCTTCTTATCTTTCTCTGTATCTGTATCTGTCTCTGTATCTGGGGGCGTTACAGAAACGGTTTCGTAACGTTTCATATCCGTTTCGTGCGTTACATCGGCATTTTGATTCTTCTGCCGATGGCGCCGAACCCGCTCTGTGCTGCGGTCGCTGCGATATTGACGGCTGTCCCACTTGGTCGGCTGCCAGTACTCATCAACCAGGCCAACCTCCATCAATCGACGATGCAACTCATCAAGTTCGCGTCGCTGAAGGCCAAGTTTGACCGATAGCTTTCGCTCCAAAAGATCGAAGCTCTGATCCTCATCGAGCATGCCCTTGCCCTTGCAGCAAAGCAGCGCGACGAAATGCCAGCGATCCTCAAAGGCGAGGAGCTTGAGCTTTTCGTCGTCGACGGCCTCGGTGTACATCCGAAACCAGGGGAGATGCTTCTCATCCATCGATAGCCTCCTTAATCGCGTCTGACCACGCCCGAACGCGATGGGGCGTAGGGCCTTCAATCTGCATCTTCTCGGCCTGCTCAAGCGCTTCGTTCCAGCTCATGGCGGGCTCCTTGTAAGGCGCACCGCCCAGGGCAATGCGCGAGGTGTAAAAAAGCCCGCATAAACGGGCAAAAGGAGGAGAGACTCTAGGCATCCTCGAAAACATCCGGCCGTATCTGCTCGGGCGGGACGCCGGATAGCCGAGATAGGCGCATTACCCGCTCGGCCGGCACCCGGCTCTTTCGCCACAGCTGCACGGCCTGCCAGCTGATCCCAAAATGATCGGCAACGACTTGATCGCCACCGGCCTGCTTGATGATGTCGTCGATTTTGATGTTCATGAGTCCACTCTACAAGAAACTCTTATCCCGATGCAAGCATCTCTATGTAATCACAAGCAGGTATTGCATTTATTAGGCGCAGAGGGGTATAAATACGCTCCACTAGTTCTCGTGCAGGGAGCACGCACTGATTCCATGACGATTAACGCGACTATTAAGCGGCTCCGAGAGGCCGCCGGACTGAGCCAAAGCGAGCTCGGCCGGCGTTTGGGGGTGAGCTATGCCGCGGTTCAGCAGTGGGAGTCAGGCGCGTCCAGGCCACGGCCTCAACGAATCAAAGAGCTGGCACAGGTTCTAGGTGTCTCCCAGGCGGTCTTACTCGGACTGGAGAGTGAGGTCGCTTCGGCGGCGGCGCCCATGCGCTCTGTGCCTTTGATTTCATGGGTGCAAGCAGGAAGCTGGGAGGAAGCGGTGGATATATTTGAGCCAGGCAATGCCGATCATTGGGTTCCAGTCAACGTCACCACGGGCGACAACGCATTTGCTCTGACCGTGGTCGGGGACTCGATGATCTCCCCTTACGGATCAGCCAGCTATCCGCCGGGTACGATTATCGTCGTCGACCCGGCCGTCTCGCCCGATCCTGGCAAGCGAGTCGTTGCCAAACATATCGACACCGGCGATGTGACCTTCAAGGAGCTCGCACAAGACGCCGGCGTCGCCTACCTAAAGCCCCTCAACCCCCAATACCCTGCGCTTCGCATGGACAGCGAGTGGCAGGTTGTCGGCGTTGTGGTCTCTAGCATCCACGTCGAAAAGTAGATTTTTTTGGCTGAACCTACAAGAAGCGCTTGACAGCGCTACAAGGGCTAGTAGGATGAAACCTACAAGTTTGACTTTTAGGAGGCCGAAACAATGTACCGCTGGTACCCAGTACCGAACTACACGTTCCCCGAGAGCAATCACCTGCCGCCCGAGCAGCGGCCGGCCCATGTGGTTGATGTCTACGGCGGGATGATCGTCGAGTGCGACTCGCTCGAGATCGCCGAGCACATCGCCTCGCTTCACAACGAGAGCGTCAGCGAGGAGGCGGCATGAATAACCACGCCGAGATGCTCAGGCAGATGGCCGCCGAGTGGCGGGCAAACGACGAATTAAGCCAAGCAATGCTCGATCTGGCGCTGCGCGTATCAGCCGCTCGCCGAGTTGAGGAGGCCAAGAAATGATCTTGATCGCACCGACACAGAACGCACTTAAGACAGCCGAGGAGCTCACCGAGCGCGGCTTTGACATCCACGTCGGCAGTGAGGGGCGCTACCTGCGCGCCTACCCGACCACGATTCCGACAGAGGTGGCGTGATGAATGACGACGCCGCACAGCAGCTCCTACATGAAAACCAGAGGAAGCTCTACCAGGAGGCCAACATGAAAACACTCGCCCAGGCGCTCGTTAAGGCGCAGGCCGCATTCGGCCGAGCTCTCAAGAGCTCGGATAACCCGTATTTCAAGTCGAAGTACGCTGACCTCGGCTCGGTCATCGACGCGGTGATGGAGCCGCTGAACGACCACGGCATTGCCGTGATCCAGCGCACCGAGCCATCAGAGACCGGCGTGATCGTTGAGACGCTGTTTGTCCACGAGTCCGGCGAGCAGCTGTCTGCCGGGAGGCTGTATCTGCCTGCCCCGCAGCAGGACCCGCAGAAGTACGGCGGCGCGCTGACCTATGCCCGTCGCTATGCACTGATGAGTGCCTGCGGGATCGCGCCCGAGGATGACGATGGAAACGCCGCGGCGAAGGCGCTCAAAGACGAGCAGACAAACCCCATCACCGCCGAGCAGGCCGGAGAAATCCGCGCGCTGATCGACGAGGTGGGCGCTGACGAGGCGCGGCTTTGCACCTATTTCAAGATCGGCAGCGTTGATGAGCTGCCCGCTGGCAAGTATCGCAACGCGATTGCCGGCCTGGAGAAAAAGCGTAAGGAGGTAGCGTGATGGCAGTCGCAGCACATGAAATACAGGGCTCGGAGGCCTGGCTTGAGTACCGCCGCACCCGCGGCGGGGCGTCCGAGGTGTCGGCACTTTTCCGGGCCTCGCCCTGGATGCCGAAAAACCCCCGCGAGTTGTTCGACGTCAAGACCGGCCGGCGCGAGGTGTTTGTGAACTCCGCGATGCGGCATGGCAATGAAAGAGAGCCAGCCGCACGGGCCAAGCTGGAGCACTTGCTTGGCGAGGCGATTGAGCCGCAGATCGTCGAGTACGCCGAGCACGACCGGATCATCGCGTCTCTTGACGGGCAGACGATGGATGGCAAGACGATCGTCGAGATCAAGTGCCCGCCCAAGGGCCGCGATTCGAAGGCCTGGAAGCAAGTCGAGGACAACGGCAAGCCGGATCACCACTACTGGCTGCAGATTCAGCAGCAGCTCCTGTGCAGTGGCGCCGACTATTGCCTTTACGCGGTCTATGACGCCGCGGCTGACGAGTTACTGACCAGCCAGGTCGAGGCCGACCCTGAGACGCAGACGCAGATCATCGAGCGCTGGCGGGAGTTCTTCTCTGCCCTCGACGCGGGTGAGCCGCCCGAGGATGACGAGGAGCGCACAGACGATGCCTGGCGCAATGCGGTCGAGCAGTACATCGCCGCGAAGGCTGCGCTTGATGACGCCAAGGCCGACGAGCAAGCCGCCAAGGAGGCGCTCGAAGCGCTGGCCGGCGAGGAAGGCGCCAAGGGTTGTGGCGTGAGCGTGAGCCGCTTCTACGTCAAGGGCTCGGTCGACTACAAGGCCGCGCTGCCGAAGGACATCGACCTGGAGGCTTACCGCAAGCCGGGCCGGTGGCAGACGAAGATCACGATGCAAAAGGAGGCCAACAATGGCTAATGGCTACGACGACACCAATCGCGGTGTCCTTTTTCGCAACGACCGCAAAGAGCGGGACGCCCAGCCCGATATGACCGGCAAGGTCGACATC